AGTTCCGTAGTCGGTCTTGACGCATAACAACGGATTGTTGAATCCAGCGCATGAAGTCAGAAACGCCATGCCGAGGAACGCAAAACTGAGAACGATCATCCAAAGCGCGATGGTTCTTGCGCTCATTTTTCTTTGCGGAAGATTTCGATCAAGCCGATGATCGCCGCAAGTGCCGAACCTATTGCGTCCCATTTTGCTGGTTCCATGCTAAGGCCGGCAACTGCGCCGATGATCGCGATCCCGCGAATCGTGGACGGTTCTTTGAGTTTTGAAAATAGTGTCTTCATGGTTTTTTAGCTTTCAGCATTTTGTACAACGATACCGACCCGATGCAGATTCCTAGGATGAGAGAAGCGATGCGAAGCCACGCCTCTGCCTCGGAGAACGAGATTAGAACGGCTGCAGCGGGTGCGCTCGTTCCGACGAACGTGTGGAAAGTGTGTCCGTTCATTTTAGCTCAATCCGCCTTGGCTGATGAGTTCTTCGGTGAGTGTGCATGATTGGAGAATGATCGTGCTCCGCTCGCCTGCGGTTGTGAGTTCAACCTCGATCTCGGTCGTGACCGAGGTTGCGTTAAGCAACAGATCGCGAACGCCGAACGTGTTAAAATCGACAGCGGCGGTCTTGCCGGCTGCTGCGGTCAAGCCGCTTTGCACTTGGAGTGTTGGCAAGTCGGTGAAGCTCTTTGCGCCAACAAATGTAATATCAAAGTATTTGCCTTGAATGCCGCTGACCGTCACGTTGTTTGCGCCAATAGAATTAAGTAACTGCAATGCAAGTTCAAATTCGCTTTCGCTTATTGAGGCAGGGAGCGGCACACTTTGCGCCAAAAGTGTTGATGCAATGCTACCCGCTGTCACGGTTGCCGAGCCACTGGTGATGCCTGTGGTTATGGTTGACGAACCGAGAATGAATTGCGTCTGGCTTGGTATCGCGGTTACGAAATAAACATCCCCTTGAGTATACCCCGTCAGCGCGGTGAACCCTGTCAGAGTTACCACTTGCGCGAGCGCGAGACCGTGATTCCCGGATGTGTTGAATACGCCAGCCGTAACGGTCGAAGTGATATCTACGTTGTAGGTCGGCACAGTAACAACAAAACTGCCTTGGTATGGAGGCCGTGAAAATGAGATGCGCTGGATTTCGTTGTTGAGCGTCGATCCTGTGACCGTGGTAGCAACGCTGACGGTCATTGCCGTACCGAGATCAGTCCACGTTGGCTCGTAGACTGCGGGAGCGAGACGAAGTTGAAGCTCTTGAATCTCGGCGGTGGTCGCGTCTCCTGCGAGTCGCTCGTCTATTAGCGCGGTCGTTGTAGGAATGAGTCGAGCGAAGTTGCCCGTGATCGCGCCCTGCGTGCCGACGCTGTTAAACGAGACAACGAAGTTAGTCGCCATCGTGCCGTCCACGCTGACCGATCCTGCGGCGGTTATCGTTGAGAGTGAGTTGAGCGCGGACGATATCGCGCCTGCTGTCGCGCTGTATCCTATCGCGCCGCTTGTCTGTCCGCCGAAGGAGAGAGTAAAAGTGCCGCTGGCTGGCGTGCCTGTGCGGCTTCCTACGCCGAATTTCACGTCCGTTCCGGTGTAGTCGATGACGTTAAACGGAGTCGTGATATTGCCTGTCGCCTCCAGAAAATACAGGTTGATCGCGCCGTTGTCGCCCTTCACGAAGCGCGGCGTTGTAGCCGGTGCAAGGCTCGTTAGGCTAGTCGCCAATCGGCGGTTGGTTGTGTCAATAAAAAGATCGCGTGCCATTTATTCGGGTGTTTTGTCAACAGCTTCCCATTTTCCTAACGGGCATCGCTCGGTTGCCATGCGGAGTTTTGCCCACGTTGAGCATCCGCACTTGCGGCAACGGCCTGTGGCTTTGAGCGCGGCAGCGTCCCATTCGGGACAGGCGCGGCACGTTGCTTGACGGCTGGCGAGTGCTTCGGGTGGGGTGGTCGCAAAGCCTGCGCGAGCGAAGCGGTGCGCGGCGTTGCCGAAGCGGGCGAGTTGTTGGGCGCGGCGTTCGACTATGTGCGGCGGGAGCGTCATGTAAATACGAAATTGGGAGGTGGAACAGCTAAATAGTCCAAGCCAGTATTATCATCAATTCCAGTATAATAATAGTATTTGTATGAGCCTTCTTCGTTGATTGTAAATGTCCCGTTTTCCGTTGTTTGAAATTCTGGGTCTTCGCAGAGTTGGCCATCACCAAATGCTTGAAGTCCAAGTATTGCGGAAAAGGGCGGGTTTGGAGAAGGCTGAAGGCCTGCGCCATTCCATTCTGTGTATAATCCCGATGTGTATAAACATCCGGTTTCGGGATAATAAAAAATTTCCGCATTTAATAAAATTGGAGTGGAAAACCCGTCATAACTCCATCCCGCCTGCCAAAAGGGGTTCTCTCCTGCTGGTTCAAAGAAAAGCGGCGGAAGCCCAAACATGGTAATCGTATCTATCGTTGCGTTTGCAACAAGCTCACGAAGTGCCTGCGGGATCGTGACACCGCACGGACACGTCCCGCAACACGCGCAATTCACAGCGCGAAGGCCGCCGTCGCTCTTGATCTTTATCGCTCCGGCTGGTGTTCGGCCTAGGATCATATTAGCACTTTTCCGTGGCGATCCATTGCAGCTTGCCGCCTTCTGCGCCCAGAACGAACGTCCCAGTGCTTGGTATCGGCGGCAGGTTTAATTTCTTCGCCGCGAAGCCTGCCAATGTTGTGTCCTGCAAATACGAATCGTCGGCGACCAATTTCGCCCAAGCGTAGTTTTGCATTAACGCAGCCGCCGAAATCGGCTCCGCCGATTTGCCGGATGTAATCTTGTCGCGGAATTCAATGGGAAAATCGTTCATTTATTCTATTACCCTGCACTATTCCAGTCGGACGCACCCAACCAGGCCCCGGAGACTCCTGCCAGTTAAGCGTGAAATCGTTGTATTTAAGCCCCCAAGTAACGGTGACCTCGTCGTATTCGCCAAAGCCAGAACGATTGACGCTTATGATTTCCGGAATTCCGACTAAACTGTTTACAAGCGACCCTCTTTCGTAAGTGCTTACAAACAACGGATTGGTCGAGTCTAGCCCCGGCCTTGAAAATTTATTTTCCAACTCACCCAACGAAAACCTTTTTCCCTGGAACGCTCCTAGACTTGTAAGCGTGCCGTTCAGAATTGTTGCGCTCAAGCTTACTTTCGGAAGAACAAGAGTCGCAACCGAGTCTATTTTTCGCATCGTAAATTTGCGCGTCAACGTGTCGCCAAGAACTTGAAGCTTATATATGGTATCACCACTAACATTAAAACCAGAGATCAAATCCAAAATTCTCGACGTAAAATTGCAACTCCCTGTACTTGCGCCCAAAACTGACGGGATCGGATTGTCAGCGTCAGGAGTGGTCACCAAAGAACCAAAAAATCCAGAAGTCGTGAACGTAGTAAATCCGTCAGTTTCGTCCTTGCGCGTAGCGTTTTCGCGGATGATAAATTCCGGACGATCTGGGACGCGAAATCCCGCTTTTAATGTCGGCTCAAGATCGTTTGCACTTGTCGTCCTGCATTTGTAAATGCAATCGACGCGACTTAGTCCGCTGTCAAAGTTTTGCCTTGAAATGCTGGTTAAAATTAAGCCGGCTGATCCGTAATATGTGTGTGCCATTTTTTTATGCTAAAACTTGTTGCGGTAGTTTGTTTTCAAGCGTGACCACCTTGTCCTTGATTGTTTCGACGAAGCCCTTAATTGCAGACATAATTTCGTCCATCGTCAACGGCACGGTGGCGTCTCCGCCTAGTCCTCCCTCTCCACCGTTGCCTGCATCGCCGCCTGCTCCCCCCTGCGAATTTCCTCCAGCTCCACCGACCCCACCGACTCCACCAGTAAAATTGCTTTTAATTTCCGTATTTAAAGTTGCTATTGAATTATCAAAAGCTTGTTTATCCACGGTTGCTTTTACGTTTACTGGGACGTCAGAAAGCTTTTTTATTTCCGCCTCCGCTTTTTCATATTTCACAACGAGATCGGCTGTTAGTGGATTTCCGCCCAGCTCGGCGATGCTGGCGGCGGCGGCTTTCGTGTCGGCGGTCTTGATTGCTTCGAGCAACCCGGTTGCGCCCGACTTCGCGGCTACGTCAAGCTCGATGCCGTCTTTGACCGAGTCGCGAAGACCCTTCACGCTCTTGTCTGCGTTAAGCGTGGTTGGTATTGAACCGAATACCTTATTTACTTCCGTATGCGCCTTTTCGTATTTAACAATCAACCCTGCAGTTAGTGGATTTCCGTTTAAGAATTTGATTATTTTTTGGATTTCTTCTTGCCCTTTTTTTGAATTGACTGGGTTTACAGCAAGTTGATCTTTCACGGAGTTAATATATTCGACGATGCCTTTAATCTGGTCTTTCCCAGTTGAGCCAACATAATCTAAGCGCAGAAGTTTAACGAGATCGGGGAAGCTCTTGCGAGCGAGATCCGTTCCTAGCAACTTATCCATCGATCTCAGTTCATCGGTCACAGCCTTTGACGAGTGGTGCGCCTTGCTAATGGCTTCAATCTCTTTCATTTTTGCAAGCGTGTCGGCAAAGCCTGTTGCAGATTTTAGACTTTCATTTAGTTTTACTGTGTTTTGTGCGGCCTTGTAAAACAACTCATTTCCTTCCTTATCGTATTGCGCTATTTCTTTTGAGTTGTTTGCGGCGATAGCCATGTTGGTAGCAAAGAGTGCGGCCTCATTCTCATCAAA